AATTAAATATCTTTTATAAACTGTATCCGCAAAAGAGTTTAATTCTCCATCTTTTTGTAAAACAGCAGTACTGTTTGGAAAAATAAGTTTGAACAGCTGCGGCTTTTCGACTTGATAGCCGTCTAACCATGCACGAGCGAACTCATCAGGATTATTAAGCCGCCAGACAATTGCTTCATTCCAATACTCTGCTGGGCATTCATTAAATTTACTATTGAATGCAAACCTCAAACTATTATGTGCTTTTTTTATTTTAGTGATAAACTCCGCCACACACTCAGGCACGACTGGCAGGGCTTGCTGTTGGAGTTGGGATTTTAAATCAATGATTTGCGATTCTAGTTTAGAACTTCTGATTACTTCTTTTTCATAGCTATCATTGAGATTACTATATTTATCAAATAGCTCCTGATACTCTTCGTCTGGGTGCCAGTTACCGAACTTTGTTAATATCTTCTGAATTAAATCAACATTTACCCAGTCCCAACTAGTTAATGCTTTAAATTCTTCTTCAAACTTAGTCATTTTTCGTGTCCTCCAAATTTACAATTACCGTGCCACTACAATTTGTTCTGAAAATATTTACTTCTCGATTAAGAAATTCAGAATCAAACATCTCAGTGTGGCCCCTGTAAATAAAATTAATGAGTGTTCTATCATGAGTATCTTTTAAAATTATATTTGTGCCGGCATCTAATTTTTTTAGTAAACTTTCAACTGTCATTTCTTACTCCTTTAAATATCGAATGGGTCATAATTTGGATCGTTTTCTGAACTCCAACACGCTACAGCTTCCCATCCATCAATGTGGCATAATCCGCAAGTTTCGCATGTAAGTTCAGGTTCACACTCATGGCATCCCATGCAATCACAATCTATTTCGTTGCCACATTTATCGCATTTCATTTCTTATCTCCTAACTCTTGAATCTTTTTATGGAAATCTTCCTGCATTTCCTGGTTAAATTTATTCTGGCTGTCTAATTCAAATTCTTTTTTAGTTTGCTCACTCGATATATTTTGACTAGCAAGCTTACTGATTCGCCTAGCTTCATTTCTTGTGTCGTAATACCCCATAATTAAAGCCTTTCAAATTTATTAATAAAAATCACCACCAAGACTCCCGCCACTTAATTCAAAAGTCTCACGTTTAGCACTCTCAAAATATTTACTGATAAAATCTTTTAAATCCCAATAGCTTGAACCACTGAATTTATAACCAAGGTTGGCTTCAATCATCATTACAGTTCGCCATTGTTTTACTGAACCAAAACCATAACGTTTGGCATGTTCTTCTCCGAATTCCTGTTTTTCTTTTTCTGTAATTCTGTGTGTAATATGTATTTCGTAGTCTTCCATTACCATAACTTATACCTCAAAAATAATAGGGCTGTCGGTGCTATACCTCATAGAGGGCTTCATTACTCTACCGACTGTATTAAGTTCCTTGCTGCAACACCCTAGTGATTATTTATCCGTTAATTATTTTCATTGCATCTTCAACGCTCCGTGCAATTCCTGCAAGTGCGCCGTTTTCTTTTACTAAATTCATGAAATTTATTTGTTTTTCGGAAGCTCTACCCGTTCCGTTTTTTACCTCAATAAAGAAAATTTGACCATCTTTTCTAAATCCAAATAAATCACAGAAACCTTTGGGGAGACCAGTATCGAACCAGCGGCCGTCTTTCATTTTTACGCGACCGACATTTGCTCTAAAACACATAATCCCTTTTTCGGCTAATCCTAAACGAATTTCATTTTGGATATCATGCTCAGTTTTAATTCCTGTGTAATCAGTTTTAGTTCCAACCGACGAAGTTGACTTTTTTTCTTGCACTTTCTATAGTCCTTTCAAATTCTTCTGGCGTAAAAACATCCCGCCCTTTTATTGTTCCAACAATGGAGTATAAATCAGAAATGTCTTGATTATTTTCAAATGCCCAACATGCCGCTTTGAATAAATCATCATTACGATTTATACTGCTTCCAGTTGCTACTCGATCAAAGGCTTCTTTTCCTGCATGATTACCAGTTATCTTATTTGGTAGATACTCGGAAAAATAATTAGTAACAATTTTAGATGGTCTAAAAATTTCTTTTTCAAATTTCCCTTTGTATACCGGCAATTCTTTTACTGCTTGCAATACTTCACGGCCAACTGATGGAAATATTTTCACATAATTATTATCATTAGCTTTGATATCAATGCCATCAAGTACACTAATTTTTTGCGAATAATCTATTCCGTCCTGTTTTCGGAATAATATATGTAAGCCACCACTTGTTGTTTGTTCAATATAAGTGTTTTTAGCATTCTTTAGAATTTCTTCTTTATACTCATAATTAAATAATGAAGAATAACCATCTAACCCTAGATTATGATTATCATTTGTTTTTAAGACAGATAATAAATCAGCTCCAAATATATGGATCATATCCTTAAGTTGTTTAGCTAATTCTTCATCCATGTTATGAGTATCAATATCAATACACCATATCCCTCTCATTAATAGAGCGATATCGCAATTATCCCAATTCAAACTGTTAATAAATTCTTCAGTAACTGGAATATCTTTAAATTGAGTGATAGGTGTACCAGTTTTTCTGCTCAATGGAATAACTTGATAGCCTTTTGATAAAAATGAGAGTGCTGTTTTGCTCACCTCGGAACCTCCACGAAGCCATATTTTATAAGGTTTCAGATTATTCGGTACCAAGGGTACCTAGGTTTTAGGTACCCCACCCTTATATAATAGATATCTTAAACATTTAATTAGTCTTTGATATATGGTAAGAACCTCGGTACCTTTATTATTTTTATGCTGAAAACCTTTGTAATTATTGACGTTTTAGCGGTACCGAGCTTTACAAAAAACCTCGGAACTACCTCGGAACCCTCGGTACCTCTATTCATCAATGAATTTATTAAATCTATCTTTATTAGATATAGAATACCCTCTAACTTTTTTCCCGTTAATCTTTTTAGAAATAGCTTCAACACCTATTTCTGATAAAGATTTATTTAGAGCGTTCATATTTTTACCATAGACTTGATTAGATAAAGCAATAACTTCTTCGTTATCTGTACGTTGTACAAATTCAATTTCTTGCAAAGCGTTAATCAAAGCAGTTTGAAAATCATCTAAATCAATGTCATTGAACACTTCAACATTTTTCCAAATGTACATTTTCTCAAGTTCGTTAAAGTAATCCAACGAATTTAGTAAGAAACCTATACATCCTGAAATATCTGGGGTTTTATCTTTTGTTGTAAAAGTATCCCAATATTTTTTGAAAATCAGCTCTCGTTGAATATCTGTTTCATTTTTAGGACGGTCTTTAAATTGAATTAACACTTTTCGGCCGTCCATTTCATCAGAGAGCGCAACAGTTCGATTTGTATCAACGCATAACACACTGGTCAGATTAACAAACGATTGATTTTGACCAATCGCTCGAGCAACGTGAGTTTTTTCAGTTGCGATAATCTTTAAAATGCGTTCAGTTGATTCGCCTTGAATATCACCTTGCTCCGTTGCCAGAGCCATTTCACCACCAGAGAACATTGACCATGCTTGCAAAGCTTCAAAACCATTAGACTTTAGTGTGTCAAGTTCCACATCAATCTTGTTAAACAAACCTGAGAGCGTAATGTGTCTGAGCCCTTTCCCCGTCCGTACCCCAGATTTTGAGATAAAGAAGTTTGTTTTAGCTCGTACCCCACAAGCGACTTGTGCGATATAGTAAGGCTGCAGCTTAGCGTTACTTAAACTATTTTCGTCATTTATGACATAATCTAAGAATTCTTTCGCCATTGATTTACTATCTATGGCAACTTCAAGAGGTACCGGATAGTATTTGAAATAACTTACGTTTTGTTTTGGATATTCTTCAAGAACTTGATTGTTTTCAAGGTCAATAATAAAGTCTTCACAAGCGATTTGGTAGGGCTCAATAAATTTAATAGGTTTAATGTTAAGTTTGTTATGAATCCCCATGAGAATTTCTAAGATATGAGCAGATTCTTTAAAGCCGTATTTCGTCTGCAATGTAAATTCATCTAACAAGCGAAATTGCTTAAATCGAACGTCATAGAGTTTGTGATTAGAAAATGTATAGCTTCCGATGAGGTAATCAATCACAAGTTTTGCAAAAGCAGGAAAATTCTTTTCTACTTTATAGTAAATGTGTGGTTCTTCGCCTTTAGTTAGCCCAACTTCACCATAGAAGAATTCATAAGTTTTAACACCATTTGTTGTAATGTACATGATATCTTCTTCTGCGACCCGCTTTGAATCATTAAATAAATGAACCAACCCTGCGCTATCTACAACTTTGATTTTGAAGAGTTGTTTTTTTAATTCTGCTTTCATGACCGACTCACCAAAATCGAATGACCCCCAATCGATTCGGGTAGTCAAACGATTTAAGCTATCGACAATATCATTTATTTCTATCATCAAATCTCCTTAAAATGGCAAATCATCTGGTTCAAGATTAGGAGTATTGGCAACCGGCGCTTTTTCTTTCCATGTATGGTGGCAATCAGGAAGGTCAGACGGATTAACAAAGCGTACTTTAGGGTTCTTCTTACCGTTAAACTCTTCAAGTTTTACTGTAATCTTAGCTGTCTTTCCTTTAAAATCTGCAAGGAATGCTTCAAATGATTCGTATTGCTTGCCTTCTGGGATACCCAGCGCTTTTGCTTTCCCCATTAAAATACCATTGTGGTATTTACCGGTATCAGTTAGTGGATACTGTTCATCCCATAAGTGTGCGTTCTGTTTTTCTTGCTTCACATCATTACGAACAACAAAATCAATTACGATACGTTTTTTACCATTTTTATTTGGTTCCTCTTTTACATCAAAGACAATCATTTCATAAGGTTGCTCTTTAAATTCTGCGTGTTCTTGTACTTGTGAAAAATCTGTTGTAAATGCCATGTTTAATATATTCCTTTCGATTGTAGCCACTCTTTGGCTTGCGATATTTGATAATTTGATTTTCCTGTAACTTCAGCGATTTCTTCAATAGAAGCTGAAGCCCAGTCTGATTTTGCGTAAAAATAAAGGAGTTTCATTAATGGATTTCCTTTATTTACTTTCGCTCTAGCTTGAGCAATTATCCAGTTCTTTTTTAAATCAGAACCGAATTTTTTCTCAGATAAAAATTTTAATTTTACCTTTTCTTTTTCAATGAGTTCAAGTTCTGCCTCCAAACGTAATTTTTCGCGCTTTTCTTCAACACTGAAATCATAACCGCATAAATTACACATTTTCTGCGATAATGGCCACATTGCAGAACACTCAGGGCATTGTTTAGCTTGAACGGTATTTTTTTGTCCTTTCTTTTTCCAACCTCCCTCGAAATAATCCTTCCAATCATGATGTGTATCTGGCAATCCATGTGTGTCCCAATTCATCACATTATCGATGATGATTGCAGTTTTTCGAGGTTGATAACGCATGGAACGCATAGACTGTTGTAAGAATAGAACAAGCGACTTAGTGGGTCTGCATAAGATGGTAACTGTGCAATCAGGAACGTCAAACCCCTCAGAGATAAGGTCTACATTGCACAATACTTTAATGCGACCATTTCTAAAATCTAGCATGAGCTTATCTCGCTCGTTTTTTGGCGTTTTAGCGTCAACATGAACCGCTTTTATACCAGCTTCTTGGAACTCTTTAGCAAAGCTTTGAGAGGCTTCTACGGAGTGAGCGTAAAGAATTGCTTTTTGACCATTTGCATGTTTTACATATTCTTGTACAACATCACCGAAAATTGTTTTACCTAAAGCATCATCAATAGATTGATTGGAATAATCTCCATTTTTTATACGTAATTTAGAGATATCAATCGAAGGGAGACTGTAGTATTGATAAGGCGCTAATCGTTTATTATTGATCAACCATTCAACAGTTTTTCCTTCAATCATATAGTCGTAAGTATCTTTGAAACCATCTCCTGACATCCTCCAGGGAGTCGCTGTAAATCCAAGCCTTGGTACATCGTTAAAGAATTCATATATTTTTTGATAGGTTGCTGCTTTGCCGTGATGCCCTTCATCAGTAATAATGAGCGTTGGTTTTCGTAATACTGACAATCTGTTTTTAGCCTTACCTACAGTTAGAAGTTCCACTTGATTCAAAGGAACTCCGTGAAATTTAAAGCTGTTAGTGATTTGGTCAATCAGTTCATTACGGTGGACTAAGAATAAAACACGCCCGCCCTTTTCGGTAGCTAATTTTGTAATTTCAGAGATTACAACGGATTTGCCAGAACCTGGTGGAGATTGGATCATGACGTTTTCGTGAGTGATGTGCTGTCTTGCTTCATTGATTAACTCTTTTTGATAATCGAATAATTCGTATGCGATTAGTCACCACCTCCGTTCTTACGTTTCGCTCTGATCTTTTTGACGGCTTCATAGACACTCATTTCTGGTAAATTTAAAGCTTTATCAAGCGCTGCTAAATCACTCATGTCGATTCGGCCTAAAGTGTCAACGTCTTTTCTAGTCAATAACTTTTCGAAGTGTGTTCTAAAATCATCCAAATCAGAATCATTAGCATTAGATTCATCTAGGATACAATCAAGAAGTGTATTAATTTGTTCAAAATTTCCAGTATAAGAGATGAGTTCTACATCATTAACAAGTTCACTCATCATTTCACCCAAAATCATTGACAGACTTCTAATTGTTAGGTTTTTCCTGATAATTTGGTTAAGATAAAGTTCCATCATATCTTGGCGGGTAGTTTTTGTAGTATTCATATTTTTAGTCCTCTGGATAAAATCCGATAACATCTGTTCCGTCCATTTGTGTTGTATAGGTCTTATAGCCTTGCTCTTCCATGAACTGCTCGAATAATCCTTTATTTTTTTCGAGCTTGTTTATATCGCTCATGGCGCTCATGACATTTACAGTAAAAGTATTCAATTCCCGACTATGGTAATCCCAAAGAAATTCAAATACTTCTTCACTTTCAGCTATAGGTTTTCCCTTAGATAAATTCTTAACGGCTCGGCTTGTAGAAAACCAATCTTTCACTTGGTATTTGTCGCCATCATAGATTTTTTCAGCAGGAAATATTTGTACGAGTTCTTCAGGAGTCAGTCTCCCAATGAGCGCCATTGTCATCTCACAAAGTTGAAAGTTATTCCAAACTTTGTTGATGTATTCAAATTCGCTACCCGAAGGAACTTTTCTTCTCTCATCAAATGTTGCGTTTAGTCCTTTAACAAGTGCAACTATTCCTTTTTTCATTTCATTTCGTGAAAGAGAAGGTTTTTTACTCAGTTTTTCAATGGTTTGATACATAATCCGTGTCCAAACCTCATCGTAGTTATTTATTTTTTTCATTCTTCATCCTCAAATTTCCAAATTTCTTCCTGCTTAGCGTACTTGGCATCTGAAAGTTGATTTTTAGCAAAAGTACTATTAGATGGTTGCAAGATAAATCCGCGATTTCCAGTTTCTTCGCTAATCACTAATCGCCCCACAAGATTTACAAGGCCCATAACATTTTCAATAATCTTTTCTCTGATTTTAGGAATAAATTGATTGTAAATTTGTCCCCCAGGCGTTTCGATTTGCCGATTAGTTTCCCAAGCTGTATAAACTTTATTCACATCTTCCCACGAATTTACGTAGCGAATTAAGTCAGTAATGAAAAATGAGAACTTATTATAATCGCCCATTTCTGGTATACCCATAGCTCGGCCATCTTTTGTTCGACTTAACTTTGCTTTTTCTCCAAGCCACGCTTGTTCCAGTTCCGAAATGTTATCTATGACGATATTGTCATAATCTTTGATATGGTTATTATGAATTTCTTTGAGCATCTTTTTAAATCCAACTTCTGTATCATTTAAATCGGCGTATACAATATCAATATTTTCTTCTCCAGCAAGTACAATTGTGGTGCGATCCACATCAATTACAAGCGTCCTGCCGGGTAAATATTTAATAGTTGATGTCTTACCCGTCCCTGGAGGCGCATAGATAAGGGCTGAAAAATTGCTTCCTTTTTTTAAGTCTGACGCTTTTTTAATTTCCATTTTCTTCCTCCATGTCATCAAACAATGAAGTTTGAGGATTATTTTTTTCTTCCATGCTGTCAAAAGCTTTTTTAGCATCATCAAATAATGCGTCGTACTCAAAACTCATATCAATTGTGATATCACCAGTTTTCTCATTTTCTTTGTATGAAAACGAATAGCCATTTCCGATAAGATACAAAACAAAATCTTTTGCAGTGCCTGGTTGTATAGGTTTAAATTTTCCTTTTAACTTCTTTTCTACGCTCATTTTTTCACCGCCTTTTTAGCTGTTTCACTGAACTTCACGCCTTGCAAACCAATATTTTTACACGGGACATAGTGTGCGTAATCGAACTCAGTAGTACCTTCTGCTTTCATCAATTCACCAATCTTTGTTTTATTTGGCTCAATTTTACAAAGCTCAATAGGTACTTCGTCAGGATTAGTTATTTCTAAGCGCTTCGACGTATTAAAACGGTATGTGTTTACCACTCCATCTATTTTTTTAATTTGCATTGTTTCCATTCCATCGCCAATATATGACAGTAATGAGTAAGCGCGTTTTTCAAGAAGTTGTGCTTCTTGTTGCAATTGCTTAGCTACTTTACGTTTAGCTTCAGCTTTTGCCATAATATTTTTAATGACGTAGCCTGTGTTTTCTGCTTTAACTTCAAATTCATCAGCGATTGAATCTAAAGTATCTTTGAGCATTTCGAAGTCTTCATTTTCTGGATCAGATTCCATTTGATCTTGTAAAAACTCATAATTTGATTTGAGTTCGAATATTGTATTATCCATTTTTTCTCCAATTTGTTATAATGAAGGTAGAAATTTAGGGAAATTTTCTACCTAGCTCGCATTACCAGTGCGGGCTTTTTTGTTTTGTCAGTTCAACCGCTGCTTTATAGGCATTTGACCATTCATAAAGCTGAGGGATGAGCGAATTTTGAAGAAAATCTTTTGAGTAAACTGAGAGTTTTTCTTTATAAAATTCGACTGACTCTTGATAAACTACTTGTCCAAGATGATTAATTGTTTTTACTTGTTCCATTAGAACCTCCATTTGCCTGCCAGGGCTTTTTTATTTTGCATTATAATTTTTCATTCCAGTTTGATATTCCTTTTTTGTAGCGGCTTAGGACGTATTCTTTGGCTCGTACTGCGTCTTGTATGGTTGGAAAGTATTGACAATATCTTCTTTTTTTTCGTAAAATCGAAACCTGATAGCAAGACATTCCTTGTTCTGGTTTATAGCTAATATTCTTTATTCCTGTCGACAAATTAGTATGATAAGGCTTATTGCTAGAATTTCTTGTCTCTAGAGATTTAGCTAATGCAACACTTTGCCCTAATTTATACGCATCTTTTTTTAAGCATCCGCAGGATTTTGTGTTACCAAATCTTAAATTTTGAGAAGAGAGACCTTTTGCATTTCCGCAATCACATTTACATTTCCAAATAATCTGACCACAAGCATCGCGTTCTTTAGTTTTTTCAATAACAGTCCACCGGCCAAACCTTTTCCCGGTTATATCTACAATTTTGGGCATCAGTAAACCTCCAGCAATACTCCACCGCTTCTAAGTGGTGTAAAGTTCATTGTCTTACCTTGATAAAGCACTGTGTCGCTTGTTCGTGTGATGATCCACTTTGCACCATCGATTAGAGCAGTTTGAAGCGCAGCATCTGCTTCTCTTGATGTTAAAATTGTGTTTTTCATTTATTTACTTCCTCCTGAAAACTTTTGATAAAATTCTTTGTTTATAAAATTCATCATTTCTTTATAATGAAATGACCATTTACCAGCATCAGACGGATAAAATACCCAACCGCCATTTTCTATGGATAACTTTTTTATCATCTCTGGACGGTTTAACAAGTTCTTGATGGTAGTTCTTGAGCGGTTTGATTTTTTTATGAATACATCCATACCAACCCAACCGTCAAAGTCTTTTTCTTTAAGCTCTTGATATTCAACTTTATCTACAAGGACTTTATCTTCTGGAATTAAAACTGAAATAGTCGCTTGTACTTCAAGTGTTTGTTCCATCTGAACTCCTTTCTAACCTAATTCAATTCCTAAAATATCAGCTGCTAGCCAAATCTTTTGACCAACTAGGTCAGCAAATTCTTTTCGAGTGATTTGCTCTCCATCTTTATTTTGAATTCCATAATCCGAGAAGACTGCTTTAATTAATTCATTTGCTTCGATAAGTGAAGATTTAACTGTTACTTCTTGTTCGTCATTTTCATTTGGCGAAATTTTAATTAATTGATTCATTTTTAAATCCTTTCTTATCGTAATTTGAAGTCGTCAATAATTCTAAGGATGACTTGATGTGCTTTAGGTGATTGAAGGTGTCCTGAAAGGATATCGATCATCACGTTTTTAGCTACTCCATATTTGGCTGCTAAACTCATTTTTTCGATTCCTGTTTCTTCAATGAATGAATTAACAAGTTTTAGTCCATTGTCACTTGTTGGCATTTTTAAACCTCCGTATATAATTTTGTATAAGAAAAAGTTAGCATTTCAAAACATTAATGTTTGACATATCGTAGAAAAAGTTCTACAATTAATGCATAGTTAAAACACCTAATAAAAGCTTTACAAAACATTCTTGGCGGAGCGTTTAAAGTGCTTTTTATAGGTATATTTGCTAACCAAAAGGCTAACTCTTATCTACAAAATTAATTATAGAACTTTTGCTACAGATTGTCAATAGTTTTGTCGCTTTTTTTCTAAATTATTTTTTGTGTTATCTATGAAAGGTTGATATTAATGGATTTATACGAAAAAATAAAAGAACTCGCAGCCCAAAAACATACCTCTATTCGAAAAATAGAAGAACAATTAGGTTATGGTAACGGAACTATAAGACGTTGGAATAAAAACAAACCAAACTACGATAAAATACAAGCAGTTGCAAAATATTTTAATGTAAGTGTGGATTATTTACTTGGAAATGAAGAATTAAAAAAGACCAATAAGCCAATTGATTTAAAAAAAGTTATTAGTGAAAAAAAGCCAACCTCTTGGGATGACCCTAGAATAGACTGGAATGAGTGGGTTTCATTTGATGGTGAGCCAATCAGTGATGATGTGAAGAAAATACTATTTGCAATTTACGGCGACAAGCTTACAGACTAATCGGAGGTCTCTATGAATAAACAGGAATTGATAGAGTACCTTTTTTTAGAAATGGAAAAATACAATATTCATATTACTTGTGATGATTGCTTTCCTAAAAATGCTATGGTTAATATCAAAAGAAAGTTGATGATTTATAATCCAACCAAAATATCTGCCTTTAAAATTGCTCATGAGCTTTCCCACGTTATCAATAAAGATATCTGCAGAGGTTCTGAGAATGATACAACAAATCCTCAAGAAGTTAGAGCAAATCGCGAATCTGTTCTTCTTCTTTGGGAAATATTTGAGGCTAACGGGGGAAGCTACGAATATTTTAATGTGTTTGTAGATATAACAGAATCACCATTTGAACTAGCTGAATCAATCATCAAAAAAGAATATTTAGAGATGAATGAAGCTATCACTGAAATATTTGAAGATGAATTAAAAGTCAGTATTAATAAGCAAGAAATGCATGATTATATCGTAGATTACATTAGTTATTTTGATGTAATTGAAGCTATTAATGTTTACCAATTTTTGGATCGTTATCATCTAAGTCATAATTTCTTTAATATGGCAGAAAAAGAATTCCAGCTATTATTGGGAACTAATTAAATAAGTAAAACTACGAGCAACATCTTGAACCTCGTTAAAAGCTAGATGTCGAAATTATTAAAATAAACAAAAAAATCCACCCAAACTTTGGACGGCTAGGGCGGATTGAAGCTAAATATATAATAAAACATTCCAATCAGGAAGGTTTTTATTATACCATTTTATCAGAAATGAGGTATAAAAAGCAACAATGGCAAGATATATAAAACGAGGTAAAGTCTGGCAATACGAAATATCTTACAAAGATACTGACGGCAAATATAAAAAACTTAGAAAGAGTGGTTTCCCCAAAAAGGCCGATGCGATTTCAGAAGCTGGCGAAATTGAAGCAAGCCTTGCTAAAGGTTTCTATACTGTCAGTCAAGATATTTTACTCACTGACCACTTTAAACAATGGATAGAAATATTCAAAAAAGGTAAAGTATCAGATGGGACTTACAGAAAGTATTTGTACACACTATCTGTTCTAAAAAAGCACTTTTCAACAGCAACTATTAAAACAATGAATCGTGTGAAATATCAAGAGATGTTAAATGAATTTGCTGAAGGTCATTCCGATTCATCTGTGAAACAAATTAATGTTCATGTAAGAGCAAGCTTAGAAAATTTACTTGATGATTTTATTATAAAAAATGATTTTACAAAAGGAGCAATCTCTAAAGGTGGTAAAGGCACCAAAAGTGCCGAACTAAAATATTTAGATTTTCAAGATTTTACAAAATTAATTGCATTTGCTAAAGAAAAAATAAATCCTATTTACTCCTCATCGTTCATGATATACATTGCTGCCATGACTGGTATGCGATTTAGTGAGCTTTTGGGATTGACATGGGATAATGTGGACTTTGAAAAAGGACAGATATACGTAAAAAGAACTTGGGATATTTATAAAAATAATTTTGCACCAACTAAGAATGACCAGTCTGTACGTTTTTTAGCCATTGACAGCTCGACTATGCAAGTCATGATAAATTATAAGGAACAGCAAGAAAAACTCTTAAAACGGCTCGAAATTGAGCCAGAACACCCTTTTGTATTCTACAATATCAAGAATGGATTGATAACTAATAATTCACTCAATAAACAGCTAAGAAATATGTGTAAAAAATTGGGATTTGAAAAAACAATTACTTGTCATGGATTAAGACATACTCATGCCTCTACAATGCTTTATAAGGGAATTAATATTTTATATGTTTCTAAAAGGCTCGGTCATAGCAGCTTGAATGTGACGATGTCAGTATATTCCCATATCCTAAAAGAGCTTGAAGAAAAAGATAATGAGAATATCAAAAAAATCTTTAGTGAAATAAACAATAAGTGATTTGGCACAAATTTGGCACAAATCATAAAAAGAGCAACAAAAATGCCCCACTACGAAGGTGGGGCGAGGTTTGGCACCATGATCCGAGGGGGATTCGAACCCTCGACCGTTCGCTTAGAAGGCGAATGCTCTATCCAGCTGAGCTATCGGACCAAATTATTTCTGTCAGTAAATTTTTAAGCTAAAATTACTGACAGAAACAAGTTTATCATATTCTCTTATTTTTTTCAATTATTGACTTGTACCGTAGCCATAGTTCCCTGTGTTTGTATCATCTGTTCCATAGCTAGATGTTGTACTGTCATTACTATTATTATAGCCATCATTGTAAGTATTATCTTGTTGATAAGTAGAATCAGAACTTGAGGTTGCCGTGGAATCACTTGATGAGCTAGAGGATCCCGAACTTGAATCTGATTGAACTGAGCCACCACTTGTCGAAACATAATTCCCTGAATTTTTAGAATTCAAAGAAACAAGATTTCCTTGCGTATCAACACCATAAGTCACCGTTGATTTTCCTTTTTCAGTTACAGTAGCTGACGGAAGATAATAAAAAGGTGCTGTTCCTGAGCCAAAAACTGATTCATAAGTAATCAAACTGCTTGGCAAAGTGGTCACTGTTGATTCATCAAGCGATTTCTTCATGATATTTTGCATCGCGAGATAAATATCTGTTGGCATAAATTGATAAGAAGCACCATCAACCATTTCACCAACGCCTTCATATTGAATAGAAACTACTTTGTTAAAGCAATCTTTATAACCTAGTAATGAAGTAATTGTTGAAGCATTAATTGGGATATTAGTTCTAAAATCTTTTGAGGCTTCATTCAAAAATTGTTCATAGCGTGTGATATTATCTAAGGCTAAAATTTTCTTCATGAGTGCTGCAATGACTTCACGTTGGTGAGCTGCCCGACCATAGTCACCATTTGGTAAATGATGTCGGTCACGGGTATAAACTAAGGCTTGGTCACCATTAATATGTTGTTTTCCAGGTGGAACTTTCGCAGTATATTGCGGCTCTGTATCTGAAATATAGAGAGTTTGGCCTGTGGTATTGTTAATATCAATCCCACCAACATTATCAACCATATTGACTAGCCCATCAAAATTGACTGTTACAAAACTGTCAATATTAATACCAGTCTGAGCACTAATAGTTTTCATAGCATAACTTACGGCATTTTTTAAACCGTCAGAAGATGACCCTGAGTTATAACCTAAGGGATATGCTGCATTCATTTTTTGCTTAGAAACAATGTTTCCGTCAGCATCTAAAATGTTAGTCATCGTATCACGTTCAATTGAAACCATTGTTGTCTTGTGCGTTTTAGGATTAAGCGTCATCAGAATTTGTGAGTCAGAATTCCCATTCCATGAATCGGAAGTTCCACGCCCTTCGCCTCCTGTGTCAACCCCCATAAGTAGGATTGTTAGAGGTTCAGTTGCCTGAATGACTTGTTCTGTCTTTTTATTCCCAGCATTAGTGTAAGTCATTTTAAAGGCTTTTGTTGTACTGTTCAGAACGGTTAATGTATATCCGCCTGCAGCAATTGCCGTTACTAAAATAATACTTCCAAGCATGAGAAGTGTTTTTATCCAAAGCTTCAT